ACTTCTACAAGTGATTTACTTACGTCATGATTAATTACATCTTGTCTTAAAGGAGTAACAAATGATTGATTATCTGGTACTACAGAAATTTTTATAAAAGCATCACCACTTGGTATTGCATCTATTTGCAAACCTACAATTGATACTGTATCGTTTGCATAAGAACCTACGTTGTCAGTAACAACTTCTGTATTTACTGTATCAAATACTTCAAGTGTGGTTGAATTTAATCTGTTTCTAACAATACAGTTTTTACCATTAAAAGTAAAAGGTGTTGAAGTTACTCTAAAGTTAACATCATCTGCTTGTGCAATATTTTGTGGATATCTTATTGTATGGTTTTGAATTGCAGTTAATGTTGGTGTAAATCGCCCTTGCATTTTTACATCAAGTCTAGATGATAGAATAGCAGGACTTACTGCATCAATTAATGTTAATAGATTACTTCGTCTAAATGACTGTTTAAATTTACCAGTATTATCTGTAAAGTATTGTGTTACAGCATTTTGCACATTATCTTTTATTGTGTTTTCTGTAAGAGTTGTTAAGTTCGGATTAAATTGAAAAAAGACATTTGTTTCAACAAATGAAATAACTGGGTCAGTATATTTTATATCAAACGATGCAACAGATAAGTCTTTAAATAAACTTGTAATACTATCTTTTGTTGATTGTTTAATTGTTTCACCTGAGACAGTATCATTTTCTACTGCATCACTAAACAATAGTGATAAAAAGATTACGCCAAATTCTGGTTCAAGTGCATCTTCACCACCAAATGATGAAATATCTTTTAATAATGACCCAAAGTTTCTTTGTACTAATGTCGCATAATCTTCTGCCGTAACTGCTCTGTTTTGAGTTGCATATTGAAATGGTGCAGTTGTTCTAATTGATTCAATTGATTCTTTATCAGAACCACCAAATGAATTAGATACTGTTGCTACTTGAAGTGTAAAGTTTTGAGAATTTACTGTCACTTGATTTTGAGGTGTAAATACTTTGGCACCATTTGCAGTTTCACCACTAACAGATAAATATTCAACTGTAACTTTATTACCAGCAACAGGTGACCTACCAAGAACTGTTTTGTTACCAAAAGTAACTTCATATTCACCTTTAGGTGTTTCTTTTAATATGTAAACTGTTGAATCAGATGTTAATGATGTTGCTTTTCTTAAGTCTGTAAATGTTGTAAACGAAGAACTTGATGGAGTTTCAAAACTTCGAACAATAGCAGTATCGATATCAATTGTTGTGTCAGGAATAATATATGCCGCATTTTCTGTTTGTGCGGTAATGTTAAATGTTTTTGTTGTCGATGTTCCTTCAAAGACCTTTATGTTTGCAACATTGTCTGCAGTTGTAAATGAGTAACTACCAGAACCATTATCAGTTGCAGATATTTCTTCTTGAGTTTGAAAAACATAGGTAATACCATCAACTACTGCATTAAATTTTACACCACTTGCTAATGTAACTGTAGTTGGTCTGTTTGATAAACTTTCTAAGTTTAAAGATAATGTAACAAGACCTTGTGAAGCATTCATAGAATCTGGTATATAACCAATACCTTCTGCAAGTGATACAAGTGAACTACGAAGTTGAGCAGTTCCTAAATATGATTCGTTTAATGCAAAGTTGGCAATTAATCCATTATAGTGTGTATTATATGCAAGAACATCTAAAATACTTGACAAACCAGATGCTTCAAAGTTATAATCAGTAAACTCGTCTTGTTGTGAAAGAAAGACTTTTAAATTATTTTTTATTGCAGTAAAGTCTAATGCAGTTGATTTAATTGTTGTTGCCATATTATCTTAACCTGTTTATTGTTGTTTCGAAAACAACTACTTCTTGTGAATTAATTACTTTAAACTCTAATGTTACACCTAATCTATGTCTATCTGGTTCTAGAACAACTATAACATTTAAAACTTTTACTCTTGGTTCGAATCGTTCAACAGTTGCAATAATATTATTTCGAATAATAGTTGACCCGTCTCTGTCTGCTAATTCAAACAATTGACTTTGTATGTCTCCTCCAAAGTTTGGAACAAATGGTTTTTCTAATCTGTTTGATAGCATTAGAGTTTTAATTGCCTGTTTTACCGCGGCAGTTGAGTTTTTTCTAAACACATCGCCAGAAACTGTTTTTACTTGAAAAGATAAATCAATATCTTTAAAGTCAACATTTCTACTCGTAGCAATACTAGTGGTATTTAAATCACCTTGGTCTTCTCTAGAGTATGCTTTTCTTGTTGCCATATGTCTATTTATACTAGTTCTCTTTTATTTCTACCAATTCATCTGCAGATTGTAGTGAATTATTGAAAAAAGTTTTAACGTCATTCTTAAAGTTTACATTAAACGTTTCACTTACAGTTGGCATTTCTATTCCTATTGATGCAGTAAGTGACCCATCTGGATTATAAGTATCATAATCTAAACGTAATTCATTAAAGTTTGTATAGTCTTTCCAATATTCTGCTATGTCAAATGTTTTTTCAAAATCAATAATTCCATTCTTATTAATTACTTGATAGTAAACTAACTCACCTTTATTCTTTTTCGATGTATCGCCCGCAAGTGTTTCTGTTGGCCCTTCACGATAGATACCTTCACTTACAATTAAACGAACATCATTAAACAATTCAATATTACCTTGAATGACTCGCATCATTTCTGCTTGTAAATATAATTGTCTTGCTATTTGTTTTCTATCATCATTACTACCAACATGATTGAATGCAGTTCTATCTCCATATGCACCAAGGAACTTAGCAATTGTTACGCCTGGTCCTAATTTAGTACTAGCACTAATACTACTTTGTTTGTTTGGGTTAAATACTGGGTCGACTACTATTATCATTTTGGTGTAAACCTCTTTCCTCTATTTTCAATTGCATTACCAATTGGTGTATAACCAAATCTAGAAGTTGGTTTCTTACCAACAGTTCTACCTATTTTATCTGGTGTTGTTCTAAATGCAGTATCACTTACTCGTTCTTCTGCAATCAATTGTCCAAGTAAACTACCTCTAGCACCACCTCTTAATCTAGAACGTATCTCTTGAGTTGTTGGGTGTTTATCAAAGAAACCTTTATAGTCATCTGATAAGTCTAATCTGTTTTTCAGTTTATCACCCTCATCAATCGCAACGTCACGTATTGCAAAATCACCCATACTCCCATATGCGGCGACAATACTTGGAATCGGTGGTGGTCCAATTGGTGTTTTAATTTCTTGATTCAGAACAATTTCTGGTGCACCACCTGTTGGTATATCTGTTTCAGATGCAGATGCGGCCGCACCAGTTGCCGCGGTATTTGCTTTAAAGGCCGCATTTGCAACATCTGATTTTTCTGCAAACTTAGATTTCTCTGCCGTCCATGCAGTTCTTGAGAACATTGCCTCAGTTGCTTGACCATGAAACGAACCATAGAATGATGCACCACTAGTAAATGGTGCAGGACCTTCATTACCTTGAAACACTTGACCTGTAAAGTCAACTTGTTTACCACCAATAGAACCTTTCATACCAAAGATTGATACTTGTTTAACACCTGTCGCATTAAAGACTTCACTTGTCATTGCAAGAGAACTCTTTGCAGATACAAACATATCTTGCTCTGTAGCAATTTCAATATCACCTTGTACCCAATTATTTTGATTGCCCTTGACATATTGATGATTATCTGCTAACATAATGTCAGTATGATTACCAATAGTCTTAGTGGACTTAGTACCTTTTGTGACATACTCTGAGTTCTTTGTGACAAATGTTCGATGATTCTCTGAAATACCTTCAACCATATTACCAGCAACTTGTACGTTATAGTTACCACCAACATCAACATTGTAATCACCCGTGACTACTAAATTAAGATTACCTTTGTAGACTAGATTACCAGCACCTTCGACTATAGTTGTTTGGTCACCACCTGTGACTTCGATTCTGTTATTTGTTGAAGAGACGATAACACTTCCGTCTGCTCTCATTTCTACACCAGCACCAGTTCGGTGTTTAATTAAAATTCTTTCACCACCTGGTGTGTCATCATATTCAACAACATGACCAGATGTAGTTTCGTCTACTTGATTAAAAGGAAACTCTGAGGGTCTTTGGTCTTCAATGTTAAGTGATACACCAATATCTCCACCACTTGTATAGAGATTATTAATTTTAGCACCTCTTGCCGCTTGGTTTATTGATGACCCAAAGTTATATGTTCTTTTTGGAAATTCACCAGTTGGGTCTTGAAAACCTTTACTTGGCACTCCAAGACTTTCCTCTAAACCCGAACCTAGTTTCTGTGTTCTTAATTTAAAATTATCTTTTTTAGTTGTCATCTAATTATCCTACTGCATCATATTGACCAAATGCCCAATATTTTTCTTCACACCAATAACACATCTTGCAAGGTTTTTCATGATAGTCAGTAACTTCTGCACTTCCCAAACATGACCTAGTCAATGGAAATAAAGTCTCTAATAAAAACTCATCTTCATATACTTGAGCAGTAAATCTTTTATCAACATTTTTAAATGGTGAATATTCTGGTGTGTCTTTTATTCCAATTCGTTCTAAGTCTTGAGTATCATAATTTCTTGGCGCCTCTCGTGTTCCAACAAACTCTGCTAACTCTTTATTTGTAATAACATCTAGTGGTGCTGGTAAATTTGTTGCATTTGTAAAAAAAACTATGTCGTATTCTTTTGTTAATTTAAGTGCCCACTTATCAAATACTCTTCTATATGGTGGTGAGATATCTCCATATTGATGTTTTTTAAATCTAACAGTTGGAAAAACTGTTTTAATTTCATTCACAATCATCTGAGCAACGATAAATCTATCTGGTTTATCATTAAAAGTATATGGTAGTATATCGAATTTTAAATTTCTTTCACTTATTTCTTTTGCAACTAAGTATAATAACAATGCCGTATCAGCACCACCCGATAGTTTCATGCCAATTGTACCTTCGTCACTTTTTAATGACTTTAAGAATTGTTCTGATAACAAGTCTACTGTACCATATTTATTACTATATATCATGTGTTTAATGTAGTTGAAGTTGGGTCAACTGGTCCTTCGTTTAGTGGGTCTGTTATACCATTTAACTGTTTTCTAAATACTGTTTCTGTATATTCTTGCACGTCAAAATATGGGTCAGTTTCTTCTACATCTAAATCATTATGTCCAAAGATATTACCACCTGGATATCTACTATAAAATGCTTGACAGAATCTTTCAAGTGTTGTATACTGTTCTCGTGTAAATGCAGACGATGACCTATTGCCAAGTGTATCTGTATCGCCAGTCGCAACATTAATTCCACCAACAAGCACAATACCAAGAGAATGATTATTATGACCATTTGCAGACGTATGGTCGCCAACTCTATCTGGTGGTCTACCTCTTTGTAATCTTCCGTCTCTTCGTATAACATAATGATAACTAATACCATCATGTCCTAACTGTGATTGTATGTTATTTATCTCTATTGCACCAATGTCTTTATCAGTCGCAGTTTCAGTTGCATGAATTACTACTTCTGATAATGGTCTTGAAATTGCATGTATTTCCGAATTTAATTCTTCAACAGAAGATACAAAAGTAAATACTTCGTCACCACTATTTTTACCTGACCACTTTGTAATTTCATCACCAATAGGTTTTGGTAAGTCATAAAAGTTTGCATCTAATACCATTTGACCAGCAATTGTAGTGTTTAATGATTTTATTTCTTTATCTGCTCTATCAACTGTATTTGTTGCATTATCTATTTCATCTTTTGATACGCCAGATTTTTCTGCTTTATCTTTTATTTCGTTTTTAAAATCTAAAGGACTTGTAGGAGATTCTACTTTATCTACAATATCTTTCATTTTGTCACCAATATCTGCATTTCCAAGTACTGACTTGATTGCATTTGCATCACCTTGTGATGTTTTCTTTGCTATATCTTCTGTAATACTTCTTAACTCACCACTTTCTAATGCACTACTAGTAATGCTTTTTACTTTGTTTTCTGTATTTAATGTTATTTTTTCTGTAATATTTTGTAACACACCATCTAAACCTGTGGCAACTGCCGCTACTACAGTTGCTATGGCATCGGTCGCTTTGTCAACAAATTCGCCTATGTCTCCTGCTAAATCTTTAATTTTACCAACAAAATCTGTTACACCAGGAAAAGATTGAAGTTTAAGTTTAGTTTCTTTTGCCTTTGCTTGAAGTTCTTTTACACCTGTTTTATTTTCAACATTACCTAAAACATCTTCTGGATTTTTTGTAGTTTTTAAATCAGGTATGCCAGATATTAATTTAGTTATTGCTTCTGCGGCACCAGCGGCATCAAGGTTTTGAGTAACATTTGCAATTTCAGTTAGTTCTTGAGAAGATGCAATCCCACTAGCGGCATCTGCAATTGACGATGCTTTTGCAGTTGCTTTTGAAACTGCACCATCAATACCTTCTGCTATACTTGTTGGACTACCACCACCTGCAATATTTAAATTAAGTTTAGGTAGAGATAATTTTAAAGCAGGCGCACCTGTTATGTCACCTAATATTGTTGAAATAGGTTGAGCAGTTGTTCCACCAGTTTTTGTTGCACTAACATTAAACGATGAATTAAAACCAGAATCAGAACCACCAAAATTAGTTGATAAACTACCAGCAGAATATGGTAGTGTGATTAATGCAGGGTCATTAGCACCACTGATACTAGGTAAATTTTCAGTAATAAGAGCAACACCTTCACCTTGTATAACATCACCTTTTGCATTTTGTACTATATCTAAAGGTTTTATACCACCAATTTCTGTTAAATCTCTACCAATAGTTGTATCTAATTTAGCACGAAGTTGGTCACTTGCTTTTGGCAAGTTTACTTTAATATATTCTTGCTCTTTGTCCTCTCTTTTTAATCTTCTTAATTGAGCATTAATTCTTGATTTAGTTTCTCTACTCACCAATACTCTCCTTAATTTCTAATGCCTTTGCTTCAACTTCATCTTTAAAACCAGATGCATTGTTTTCTAAGTAGTATTTAGTCACAATTTCTGGTAAAGAATTTTTACCTTCTAAACTATCAGTTTGTAGTATTTTTATATTAGCATTTTGTTTCTCACCTCTTAGTTCAAAAACAACAAATTCTAATTGTGTTGTAAATTGTTTATATGCTGAACTAAATGCGATTAAGTTAGAAAATCTTTGTTTAGAAAAATTTCCAAGTCCAGTTTTACCAGTAACCATTTTAGATGAAATAAACAAACCAGATGTAATTGCAATTGCTTGATTTTCTGTATAACCTAAATTTAATAAAAACTGTACTGAATGTCTTACTCTGTTGTCTCTAACTGTGTCAGAAAATTTTCTTGGATTACTACTAGTGTTATCATTCTCTATTCCTTTATCTCTTGGTGTAAATACACTTGCTAGTCTACCAAATATACCTTCAGGTTTACTATCATCACCAACATCTTCAAGCACTTGATTGTTTTGCATTAACGTTGGAAATTCTAAATGTGGTAAAGAACCTAAAATTATTGGTGTTTGTGAATGATTACCATCCATAAACATACCAAAAACTAATGAGTTTGGTTGTATCTTTGGTGATTTACCTATACCAGATACACCACCTTCTGTTGTTGGAAGCACACATTGTGCCCAAGGTAAATCTTGTTGTGGCAATAAATATGTCTCTTCTGAATGTAACCCATGTATTCTTATCTTTACACGCCCTTCAAACCCAAATGGTGGTGATGCATCAATAACTGTTGCAATAAACCAACGAACATTATCTCCGTAATATTCATAAGGTACTGGGTTTAAAAATTTTTCTTTCATACTTCTCTTTCTAATTTACAAACATTCATTGTAACGTCATGTTGTGTACCTCTAAAAGTGTGTCGCAAGTCATAAATTAAATGTTTGCCAGATTTATTTTTATCTAACATATCATCTGCATTTGATTGTTTACCAACTTCTAAGTTATCATTAACAACACTTAAATTTACTGTATCGCCTACTGCCGCTTTACCAAGAAAAAATGCAGTACCCGGAACTGTAATAGACATCATGTTTTTAACTAGTAAATCTTTAATTGAATTAGACTCTAGTTTTTTAAGATGTTTTTCTTCTTCAAACTCATCGTGATACGATTTAAATTTACCATATGTTCCTGTTGAAACTACTTGATGAACATTTTGTCCTTGGTATTCGTTAATAAGTTTATCTTTTAATTTAAACTTTCTATCAAAGACATTTTGATTTTTCTTTTTAATTACATCTTGTTGGTCTAAATTATTGATTGTTTTTTGGACATCATAATGTTGTTGCATTATTTGCCCAGTATTTAAATTAGTTATACTTTGTGATGCACCAACACTTCCGTTTGCTACCAAATGAAGAGTATCACCCATTTCACCTAAACCTAATGCTTTAATAGTAAATCCTTGTTCGAACTCTGTTTTGTCTTCTGCAACATTTACGTTTGATGGATTAAAAGTATAAGGTAGTTTATCGTTAAATGGTGTTTGACGATACATAACATCTAGATTACCAAGTCTTAAATTTTCGTCATGTATCGATGCCCATAAAAAGAAAGGAGAACCTGTTTGTGTTGTTGCTCTTGATAACAACCATTTAATTGCATTTATAGGTGAAAGATTGGGTATAATTACACGTATATCATCTTGTATTGCATCAACTCGGTCTTTTTTACTAAGAAATTGATATGAGATATCAACACTTCTATCTAATTGTGTCAGACAAATTCTTTTGACAATATCATCAATACGTCCACGATAAGACCCACGAAGTCTTTCTGCTTCTGAAATAAACCCATGTTCATCAATAATGTCAAACACATATATACTTGACTTATCATTACCTTTTAGTTGTTTAACTATATTTGTCATGATAAAAGTTTTTTCAAACACAGGGTCGGTATCTTTACCTAGTCCTGCCATTTCTAATTTAATACGTTCTGTA